TGACAATATCGCTGGAATATGCTGCATGTCTCATATAGATCATATGGGTCCTATTGACATTACGGTTATGATTATGATATGCTCAATTACATAGTAATGTTTATCTTAGTATAACTATAGTATATGGAACTAAATCTATAGTATATATTCTCCACTTTACTCCACAATACTCCACTTTAAAAGCCTCTAGGAGGCTCATAGAGAGGAGATAAATGGGAGGGGGATATAGGAGTTAGGACCTATTTGTCTGGTTTAGATCCTGTTGCTCATGGTATTGTATATGATAATCTCTTAATTGATATGTTACTGCACAGTAGCATATAGGACAATTTGTGATCCATTCAGACTTATCTGACCAAGCTTTAGCCAAGGGATTTCAATCCACAGTGACTACATACATTATCTTTAAATAAATGTACTGCCAATGATGTCTCTTGCTTCTTATCTGTTCTATTGAATATATCTCTTAATAGTTCTATTGGTGAAGTTCTTACTTCTTCTGGTAGCCCGCCGTGTTTGTGCAGAATCTTGATTAGGATACCTGCTATAAATAGATCATCTGTAAATGCCATCCAGGGAAATAGTATATCAAATGGGTCAATTGGGACAGATAGGTACATAACGCACAAAACGGCTATGATCTTAATATGTATTGGAGATCGATCAAATTGAGCCTTGTATGGCTTAAATACTTCATTGAGCTTCTTCATGATGCCTATCTAAGTCAGGTACTGACTAAATGGTCTCTCCCGCCGAAATTCACTTTTCAGGCGGTCAATATGCTGCTATATATCTTCTTTATCTATATCTTCAGTTAGATCTAAATCTTTAATATCGCCAAGATCGATGTATGCTTCAAGGTTGTCTAGGATGCCCATTATTTAAGGAACGTTCCCTTCCATATTGACTTCTCTACCTGATCTGCTTCAGATAGATCCTCCGCCTTTTCAATAGGTACACAATTAGGAACCTGCTTACCATTCTTGTCTTTCATGCCTCTTTGGGTATATCCAGACCAACAGGCCTTTTGAACATTGTCCCATTTGTCTTCATCTTCGTTGTCTGATAAGTAATCCATTGTATTGTCCATATCCATAGTATACCATTTGTAAGCTTTGGGTACAGGAATCGGACCTATATTTTCCGTTTCGGAAACGGGTGTCCGACCATTAGACGAACCCAAACTAGCTTACCTTTTCAGTATAGCATATTTGTCACGTAGTGACTAGATGCTCTCTACCGCCGCACTTTTTCGCACTATAAAGGTATCTTATTTACTGGCTCTTTAGACCAGTGTATGTAGGATCTAATATATACTATACCATAAGCTAGGGCTGCAAAAATAAACCCATACTGCTCAGTAGTTAGAGCATAAACTATCCACAAGCACTCATTAAACAATAGCAAGAGCCATGCCCAAACAAGCTTTCGTCCCACAAAAAATATTCCTGTAACGCCAATTGCTGCTAATATCCATGACCAGTATTGCATCATTTTGTTACCGCCTCATCTGCTTCTCTTAGCCACTGGTCTTCCCACAGCCCCATTAATGATTCATTACCAATGTCATCAAAGTAATAACGTTTGGCGTTACTATTGTATGTCCAGCCATACCATCTATCGCCTTCAGCCCATGTTAGATTAGTTGGGCCTTCCTCTTCGTGTTGCTTAAGGATTCGTAGCAGCTCATCATTCTCATGAACTACCGCCTCAATTGCTTCTCGTAGGCGTTTAGGGCGCATAAGGTATCTTTCTACAAACTCAATTAGCATTCTCATCTGGATCCTTTTCCCATGTAAGCTTTCCATCTTTATAGACAGGCCAATATCCTAATGAACGCCAGTCCATTTTCATTATTTTGGGCTCTCTCATTAATTCCAAACTTTCAGTTTAAATATTTCTTCTGACATATGAGGATATTGCTGAGCAAGCTTGACTAATTCTTTTTCATATTTTCTTTTGCTGCCGTAAGCTTTTGCTAATTGGAGCTTTTTTAAAATTAGCATAGCTTCCTGTGGCATTTCAATTCCACTAGGCTTTGCCAGCGATCTATTAATTAAAGCGGACTCTCTACCAGATTTCATATATTTAGTATACTATATTGAGTAGGTGCTGTCAATGGTATACAACAGATTAATTATAAGATTTTCTTTTCCATGCACTTTTCTTGTACCAGTCTTTGGGCATAAACTTACGATTTTTTTTAACATTTTCAGAGAGCCCAGATTCTATTTCTGCTTTCCATGAGTCATTAGTAAACGGTATTATCTGAGCAATTGGGGTTCCAGCTTTAATTGTACCCTCAAATCCATTCTTTATATAAAATGGAAATGCTCCATGTGGTATTAATGTAAACTCGCCATCGATTATTGCGCTCAATGTTGTAAATGGCAGATCGTGCCTATTAAAGGGATGTGTAAAAAGAATACTTGCTCCATATGGGATCTTGATTGAAGCACAAATATCCCAAGCAAATTCAACTGCATGGTGATTATATGGAACTAAATTAGAATCCTCTATGTATCTTATAGCGCTATTATAATCAGTTCCATCTTCATGTCTGATCTCTACTGATCCATTATTGTTTTTTACATTTATGTCGTAAGGTATGGTTACCATATAGCCAGATATAAATGAGTCCATAAAAGGCATACAATCTTTTAAGTGTTCAAACTTATTTTTTCTGTACCATTCTGGTATAAAATTTTTAGCTGGAGAAAGAGACTTATAATCTGAATAGAAGGAAGATTCATAAAAGATTATGTTTTTATTTTTAATGATTATTATACCTATCTATCAAATAGCTAAGAGCGGGGTCATTTTCGTCTACCCCAGCAGTTTTAAATGGATCTGTAATTATTGGGTTGTCTAAAAACATATCTCTAGTCTCATCTTTAGATGCCCAGACAGGTAGAGTAATTCTAACTCCATTATCTATAGTTTCTACTTCATGGTAATATGAAGATGGAAAAAATATTGCACTATATTTTTTCGGCTTGTATGTAAATTCTTCATCTCTGAATGTAATACTGCCTCCATCGTAATCTTCGTTTAAATACACTACACAGCTTAAATACAAGTGCTCCGCAAACTTTATGTCGTCTTTATGCATAGGTATTTTTGTTGTTGGCCCTAGCAAAGCCATCCAAAATGAACATATTACCAGATTATCGTTACCAGACATCTTTTTGAATTGCTCTAGCACTTTATTGGAAACTAATTTAATTTTATCTAAGGCATCAGAATGTTGTTTTAGATCAACTAGCTCTGGTATATTAGCTTCGCTTCTAACCTTGCCCTTAGCTTCGCCTCTAGTTAAAGGGAATTTATCCTTATTGTCTTTATTTTTATTAATATATTCAATAAAAAAAGCAGAATCTTCTTCGCTTATAAAATTCTCTATAACTGTTATCATAAAATAATTTTACTATTTTATTCTGGTTTTGTCAATGATGTATATCTTGTTGAATCCATTATGATTTCATAATATAGCATTTCTGGTATATCGTGACCAGCTTTTATATGCTCCTGTATATGTATGAACAAATGCTCATCGTCTTTTATTATCTCAGAATTAGCTTCTTTTGAAAGCCAGCATGCTGCACAGCATACATAGCCTCCTACATGAGGATATATATATATGTCGCTATCAAAGAACCTACTGTAAGACAAAGATTATCCCATGTACTTCAAATGGAAATGCTTTTCGCAAACATCTATTACTGCCCCAGTTTTTGGCTCTGGTTCTGAATACTTGCTGTCTTCTGGACAGTAGAAACACGGCGGAATATTAGTTATCATATATATATTATATCAGATCAGATACTTTTTTTCTCAACCATCTTACCGCACTTTTGGCACATGTCATAAGACTTATTTGTAAATGGACAATGTCCAGATGCTTCAAGCTTATGTCCAAAAAAAGTACAAAGTAACTTAATCAATTTGTTTTTCCAATAGCATGTCAACTACATTGTGTAGGTCTGAAACACTATAATCATTGTCTATTATATAGTCAAAGTTATAGCTATCTAGATCTATCTCAGAAGAATGATTGGTTACTGGGCCAACTCCATGCCTATTGATTCTCCAGACTTTCCCACCTGCTGATTTGATTGCATCTGCTTCATTTTTAAACCTTACATCGCTTATCACTACATTGTCTTCTGTTATGCTATTTAAAGCGAGGTCTACCCAGAAATTATTGCCAAACATGTCTCTTCCTACTTCTGTACCAAAAACTTGTAGCAACCTTCGTATTTCAGGATGAGAATCTTTAGCCTCATCTAGGCCATAGGAATCCACCAAGTCCTTGTATCTAAAATTACCTATGCTATCTGAATGCACTATAGGATTTAACTTATACATGGCATCCTTCATTGGTGCTGCAAATGAGTACCGTGTGAACATGTGGGCCTCAACTAATCTATCTGCCGCCGTATCTTTACCAGATCTAGCATACCCAGATAATCCAATTATCATCTTTTAATCCCGTCCCATGTTCCTATTTTAGTTGTGGAAATTCCATTTTCTTCCCACAATTTAATTATACTTGGATTGTCATCAACTGCATGCTTTACTTCCCAGTACTCATTAATGTGCTCAAGAATATCTTTTTTAACTTCATAGTCTTCTCTATGATCATCATCTTTTCTCATGAATAATACATCATGTGGGACATTATGCATTTTAAGCCATTTAGAAGTTAAGCCTCTATACTTTTCTTTCCTAGCGGTAACTATAATAATGTCTAGGGTATCACATACTTCCCATACCATATCAACTACATCTTTATGTGGCTGGCAATTAATTGAAGCTTTATGAAAATCATCAAAATTTCTTTTAAATAATTCGCTAGACCTGTCTTGATTTAGTATATGATGAAGTATCGGGTCAACATCAACTAGTGTACCATCTACGTCAAATATCCATGCTGGTCTTTTTATCACGCTGATAGTATCTTTGCTAACGCATTAATTGTTGCTGAAATTCTTCCAATATCACGTAGCTGCTCTACCGTGTATCCCTCTTCTTTCAATGTTTCATAATGTGCCTTCACACAAAAGTGGCATTTACCAACAATAGACGATGCTAATGAATAAGCTTCAAACTTTCCTTTAGTTGTGCCACCGTGAGAAGTAATAGCATTCATTCTTAGCTGTGCTGGCAACCCCTTTAAGTTTACGTCATCAGCCATTTCAATAAATGGATACCAAACGTTATTTTGTGCCATGATAGCACCAGCAGTAAGGGCAGCATTTTTTTCAACTTCATCGTTTGCATTAGCAGTAATAAAGGCAAGTAGCTTTCCGTTGCCTGTTGCAAATGCTGCTGCTATTGAAATATATGTGGCATGCTCTGCATCAATAGACGATCTATTAATCACAGCATCAAGATTTAACTTAATGTCTTTAGCGTATTCTGGAAGAGAATCCTTAAGCTGGTCTACCCATGTCATTATAGAGTTTCTCCGCCCAAAGATCTGTTACAAGCACATAGTTCACCTGTTTGAAGTGCATCTAATACACGAAGAGTTTCGTCTGGGTTTCTTCCTACATCTAAATTGTTTACAGTTACATGCTGAATTGTGTTTTCTGGATCAATAATAAATGTAGCACGATAAGTAACTCCAGATGAATGATGAACTCCAAGATCGTTTGCGAGTTGATGTCCAGTATCTGCAAAAGACCAAGAATTTGTTTTACGAAGATCATCGTGTGCATTACGCCACGCAATCTTACAAAATTCATTGTCCACTGATCCAGTCATCAAAACTGCATCTCTATCATTAAAGTCATTTACTAGTGCATCATAGGCAACAATTTCTGTTGGGCATACAAATGTAAAATCTTTTGGATAAAAAACAATAATTTTCCACTTTCCAGGGAAAGAGTCTTGATTCAAGACTTCAAAAGAGCTATCTTCATAACTTAATGCACCTGGCTTAACGCCAACTACAGAAAAGTTTCCTATTTTATTTCCTACTGTTTTCATTTTTCTCCTATATATTTTGTATTACACGTGTGTCCCCAGATGGGCTCGAACCATCGACCCGCAGATTAAAAGTCTGCTGCTCTACCAGCTGAGCTATAGGAACGCTGTCCCACCTGGCCTCGATCCAGGGACATTCGAATTAACAGTTCGACGCTCTACCAACTGAGCTATGGGACATTTAATCTAATTATAGTATTTTAGTTAGAAAAGGTCAATAGCTACTCTGATGCAACTGGCTTATAATTAATTAGATGAAGCACTTTATCTGAATCAAAGCCTTCAAACTCTACTTCTTTATCTGTAGTAGCCCAAAGAACTATAGCATATCTGTCTCCAGATTCAACTTTTTTACCGCCATGCCAAATATTTGCTGGAAAAATTCCAATGTCCCCTGCCTTTGGCTTGTATGTAAGACCACCCATAGAGTCTTCATACAGAGGGAAAAATGATCTTGGCTCAAATTCTTCTAAGAAGCAAGACTCTCCCCCTACATAATCATCATTTAAATATATTACTCCGCTATTAGAAAGAGTTGTAAACTCAGAGTGTACGTCTTGGTGTAGTCTGAGTTGTATATCTTGGCTTAATTTTGTAAGCGAAAATCCATAAAAATACTGTTCTTCTTCAGAAGGAAGTAGCTCTTTGTGCAGGTCCATAAATTTATTTGCATATTTCATGCATATGTCCTCTATGTCTTTAAAGATAACTGGAGGCTTTTCGTCTGGGAAAATTGCTCTTACTGCTAGCCCTTTATTAAAAGCAACGCCAACTCTGTGCCTAAACTTAGATTGATCGTTTTGATTTTCATCTATCCATTTTATAAAGAAATTACAATCCTCTTGTGTCATAAAATTATTAACTAATTTAACCTTATCCATGTGATATACCTCTTTCTTTTTTATTTGTTGCCCAAATTGGCATTGCCATTCTAATTCCAGAAATAACCTCAGTTATTTGATGCAAAGTATGGGATTCAAATATTACGATACTATACTTTTCTGGGTTTACTGTGAGATTTAATTCTGGAAATTTTAAGAACCCGCCATCAAATTCATCATTTAAATATATTACTCCGCTTCTAAACAAATGTTCGGCTCCTACGTGATTATCATAGTGATCTGGTAGACGTGTCCCAGCACCTAACATTGTTAGCCATTGAGATGCAAGGTAGAGATCCTCTGGATCGTTAAAATATGTCTTGCACTCATGCAAAAACTTATCAGAATATTTTTTAAGAATGCCTATTATTTCTTTATGGTTAGAAAAGGCATGGTGCTCTGGGACATTGGACTCGTATCTAAACCTATTATTTTTTGCAGCAGTTGCTGGCAACAAAAATTTGTCTATGTCCAAATGATTATTATTTATGTATTCTACTAAAATATCAGCATCTTCTTTTTCAATAAAGTTTTTTATTTCTTTAACTCTAGCATCTGTTTTTAATGATTTAATGGTTTTTATTTCAGACTCAGGCATTATGTCTATCAATAGATGGACTCTATCCTGATCGCTTTCATTATCTACACTATGAAGTCTAAGATTGTTTATTTCGTAACACTCTCCTGATTTCATATTAATTTTTTCTCCCCCCACGGTATAGTAAACATCTGGGTTAGTTATAATTGGTATATGAAATCTTCTTACTGATGACAAGTAGTCGCCACTATCTTTATGCACAAAAACTTTGCTGTTTGCACTAAGCTTGATTAAAAGTATTCTAGCGGAAATACCAACCATTCTGTCCTCTAGATCATTAACTATTGTGGAAACTATGTCATAAGATTCTTTATCTAATGTGTTTTTAAAAAAATCTTCTCCCCTATTCCAATATAATGATGAGTCTTGAATAATGTAAGTGTGTGTATTTAGGTGTGGGTTAGGTCTATCTTCATACACAACATTCTGTCTTGAAGTATTTATTTCCCATTCATTAGAAAATTGCATAACTTTTTCTTTTAAATTTTCTACATTAAATGACTTAATGTATCTAAAATTAAAATCAAAATCAGACTTACTTCTCATTTTTTTCCATTTCTTTTACCATGCTGTAGACCTGATAGTCTATTGAATTGTTCTCTAGTATCTTTTCTTTTTCTTTTTCCGTTAACATATCTAAAAGCTTTTTAGTTGTATAAAAAGACCCATTAAATAATGTATGAGACGAATTAATAATTTTATTATGATTTAAATTTAATTCGATACTATAATTTTCTAAAAACCATTTAGCAACAGATTTATAGTAAGACTCCATAGACTCAACTGTATTAACTATATCAAATGATTTTATATTTTTTATTGCATTCTCAATAGACGTATTATCATTATTTACAAACCAGCTAAATGCCTTGCCTTTTGAAAAGTTGTGCTGTCTATATATGCTTTCCTCATTCTTTTCCCAAAAAGAGATATCTGCAAAAGCTACGTCATCTGTAGGATTGCATATAAACCTAGACTGATAGTTATTGTGCAAAATAAAATCTTCATCTTCAAATAAGTAGTACCTAAGCTTATTAATATACCCATCTATGTTTATATACTTTGGCACATCTAAATCGCCTCTTCCGAATATAAAATTAAAATAAGAAACTCTAGCCTCTATGGGATTTCTAACTAAACATGAAATAGATATATCTGGGAATTTTTCTATCGGATAAGTACCAAAGTGGCCAGAAAAGTAAACTTCTTTTGATAGATCTGACTCATTGGGATAATGAGTGCTTATGTAGTTCGATATATTGTGTTTGTTAAGTTCATTTCCAAGTTCGTAACCTACACTTTTGCCAGCAGTTTTTGGTATATGCAGAAAGTAAAGTCTTTTATTGCTCATACTTATCCTTAAGTCTCATCCATTTGCCGTAAGCATTAGGTGTATCTGACCCTATATACTCTTGTCCAGTCTCTAAATCAATTAGCAACCATTTTCCAGGTGCTTTTGTATGTATTGTTAAATCTATCGCCTTTTCAAATTCTTCTACTTCCGCCCCCTGATAAACTCTAGGCAAAAAGGTGTATACGTTATCTAACAACTTTCTTTTTTTCATTAAATATTAGCACCCTTTTTTAAAATGGAAGATCTAGTTGTTTGTCTACCGAATTATCAATTGATGGTGCATGCTCTTTCGAGCATGCACCACAATTTTTACACATTATATTTTTTTTCTACCTGTTTTTTTAGGTGGCCTTGGGGCAGTACTTGTCTCACGACGAATACCGTGTTTGTTTGTATCAATCTTTAATCCTTGTCTAGGATTTTTTCTTGTAGCCTCTCGACTAGTTACTGCACCTGCTGCTGCTCCGCTAGGCGGAGGAGCCATACCTGTACCATCCATTGACATTAATTCATATCCATTTCTGTTCTTGAGACACCTAATGCATTCTCTGAATCTGTTCCAAACATTTCTGGAGAAGGCATATGTCCTGGTCCTACATCATAAACATTTTGATTAGGCATTTCTACGCCCATAAATGCTTCTGAGCTGCAGCCACACATAGCGCACATAAATTACTTACCGTTGTTTCCTAAGCCAGCACCGTCTTGTGTTGACTTGTCTGATGCTGGAAAAGCTGAAGCTGGTGCCTCTGTGTAGCTTTCTGTTGGCCAAGGGGAAGTTCCTGCTGGCTTTACTTCGTTAAATCCTGTTAAATTCAATCCATCTGTCATTTTATTACTCCTATAGGTTTAATTTAGACGGGTCTAGAATGCCGTCTAGTTAACTATTATAGCATTTACTAGGTATTAAGACTAAGTCTCTTGCTGGTAGGCCACGAGAAACCCACTAGAGCCTCTCTAGAACCCCTTGTAACCATCTCTACTTCATGCAAAAGATCTCTTTCTCCTCTAAAAAATACAAACATTCCTGGCTCTGGCTTTAAATAAATTTTTTGATTTATAAAACTAAGCACACCGCCATCGAAATCTTCATTTAAATACAACAAAGATGATACGTCTTCTTCTCCATTCTCAACATAATTGTCCCAATGTGGTGAGTTTGTCCCCCCAACATCCATTATGCTATGGAATATAGATTTAATTTCCATTTTTGTGCCGTAATGATCTGAAAGTGCATCAGACATTTTTTTTAAAACTTCTGCTTCCAAGGTATCAGAGCTTATTATAGACTCGTAATCTTCTCTTTCAATAGTAACAGAAAATCCGCTTCTAATTACTTCAGATTCTGGTATATATGTAGCGTTTATAGCAAATTTGTCTATCAGTCTTTGGCAATCTTCTTTAGATATAAAGTTTTTTAAAACAAATATTTTGTCGAGGTAAGATTCCATTTATGACTTCTTTGCTTTTGCCCCACGATAGCCAGTCTTTTTCTTGTTCATGGAACCTGGCTTTTTATATCCAGACCCATTTGGGGTGGCTGCTATTCTTTGAGCCAGCGCTTTCTGTATTTTATCTAAATGCTTTCCCATTACTTTACCTTCTTTCCAAATTTTACCCAAAGTCTTTCGTGAATAAAATATCCAGTAGCTTCAAATGCTATATATATCATGGCACCAAGCGTAGCGTACTCCCACTCTCCAGTAAACAAAAATATAATACCAGCAAGAACTACAAGGTGAAATATTTCCCAGCTTATTGTTTTTAAAGATGTTCTTTTATGTGATTCCATTGATTTTCCTTTCAATTCTATTATATAATTCTATCATTTATAAGATAAGGGGGCAAGATCTATTAGTCTTGCCCCCTTATTACTAATTAATTACTTAACTAAAGTAACTTTAGCCTTTGGATTCTTCTTGTTCCACTTTGTGGCTAGTGCATTGAATGACTTCTTTAGGGAAGCCAACGCTGCTGCATTGTCTGTAGTTAGCTTAGCGATTTGTGCATCCTTTGCAGCAAGTGCTGCATCTGATGCTACCTTTGCATCAGCAAGTGCCTTAGCAAGAGCGGTTGCAGAAGCAGCCTTCTCTGCTGCAAGAGCAGCATCTGAAGCAGCCTTAGCAGCAACTGCATCTGCAGCAGCCTTTAGAACTGCAGCATCTGCAACAGCCTTAGCAGCAAGTGCTGCATCCTTTGCAGCCTTCTCAGCAGCAAGTTCTGATACTAGATCACGAACTGCGATTTCTGCAAATGGTGCTAGTGCACGAGCAGGTAAACCAACTACATCAGCAGTTGTTGCATCTCCAGCGGTAGTTGGGGCAAATGTGATTAATGATCGTGTTCCAGTTGCTGGAAGTGTTGCAACAAACTTTGCAACTCCAAAATCTGAAAGAGTAGCACCAGTTGTTGCTGTTGCTGTGTCTAGTGTTGCTGTTGTAGCAAAGACAGTTGCAGTAATTGACTTACCTGATACTTTGTTACCAAATGTATCTGTTGCAGTTACTGTGATATCTTGCTTTGTTCCAGCAGCACCTGAAGCAGGGGCAGATACTGTAAGAGTATTAATCTTACCAGCAGTTCCCTGTACATAGTATGTAAGGGTTGTTCCCTGGTTGTTGATTACAACTGTGCCGATTGCGGTTGTCTTTGTATAGACATAAAATGTTGCGGTTGTTCCTGTACCAGTTGCAATTGTCAAAGATGAAGATCCTGATGTTGCTCCTACTGGTGCAGCGGTTGTGTGTAATGCAGACACGATTGTTGCGTTTGTTGCTGTAACAGAAACTGATGTTCCTGTGTCAACAGTTGCTACGAACCTAAGTGCGTCTGCAGCGTCAACTGTGTTGTCTGCAGGGACTGGCAATGCAGCAGGTGTAGCAATAGAAGAGTTTGTAGTGTTTGCTACAGAATCTAATGATACAGCGACTGTCATTACAGCAGCACTTGCAGGTGTTGCTACGATTGTGCCCAAAGTCATGGCTGCAACCATGGCTAGTGCGATTTTCTTAAATGACTTCATTTAATTTGTTCTCCTTATTTCCTCTGCCTCTATATTGAGCGCAGAAATTTAGTGTAGTTCGTTTACTTTTACATGAAATGAGCACGGATCTCCGCCTTCATCCCATTCTTTCATTTCTTCGTCAGACATTGGAGGACCATCATGTGTATCGCAAAATACATCTGAAATCCATCCCCTGTCATAACCATTCTTTAGCCATATCTCAAACTCTAAATCCATTCAGATATTTCCTCAATGAACTTATGTTTTGGCATAGCTCCTTTAGTTCTCTTTACCTCTTTACCGTCTTTAAAAACAATAACTGTAGGCAAAGAAATAACATTGTACTTCTCGGCACTTGATGGATTTTCATCCGCATCTATCTTTCCAATCCAGACATTGTGCTCTGATGCTACCTCATCAAGTATTGGAGAAAATCTTTTGCATGGACTACACCATTCAGCCCAAAAATCTACAAGGACTACATGATGAGAACTAATAACTTCATCGAAATTGCTGTCAGTTACAATCATTACTTATCCTTTAGAGTCTCTGCTGCTTCATTAAAGCGAATCATAAAATTTTGGATTACCCAAAATGTTGTTTCACCAGCATTTTTAGCCATTGCCTCAGATGCTTCTGGTGTTCTATCTTCTTGTGCTAGACCATTGTACCATTTCTGGTACAGTTCCTGCCCAAGATCTTTAATTATTTCGTCCAAAACTGTAAGTTCAGCCATTAAGTTTTGCCATCCAAGCTGCTCTTGCTGCATTCAACTTATCTTGTGCAGCTTTTAGTTCAGCAGCATATTGCTTTTCTGCTTCAGCAATTCCAGCTTCCACCTGCAGTTTTAATGCTGCTTTGGCATCGGCTGCTGCTTTGGCATCGGCTGCTGCTTTGGCATCGGCTGCTGCTTTGGCATCGGCTGCTGCTTTGGCATCGGCTGCTGCTTTATCTGTTGTGTTTGTAGTGTTACCACTCACTGCATTAGAAATAGTAATTAGCTTCTTAAATGTGCCTTGTCTTCCAGTTGTGTTTGCAGAGTTAGCCTTCATAGCATCTATCAACTGACTACCAGATTGTCCAGATGTAGTCATCATTCTAAGATATGTTGCAGCAGCAACTTGAGTTGCAGGAGAAGTTCCAGCAATATTCTTGGAAATGTTTCCTGGGCCAACTGCTTGCATATTTCCTAATGCAAAGAAATCTAGTAGTACTGAATCATTATTGCTATAGGATGCAATTTCTCCAATTTGATCAACAGCACCTACAGAAACTACATCCTGTATACATGAAGGCCAATCAATTCGTGAGTAATCACGAGCATTACCTACTGCAGAAAATACTGGCACTGACATTGAATTTAACTGCTGTACTGCTGAAATTGTTCTTGGAAATGTTGGGCAATATTGTGTTCCAGATTTACCAAGAAGTCCGCTACTACCTTGTGAAAGAGAGACAGCTTTAATATTATATTTAGTTGCATTATCTCTTACCCAAAAAAGTGCTGCAGAAATTGTTGACTCTCCAGTTGGCTTTCTTAGTCCAGTAGACGTATTTGCAATTATCTTGATGAACAAAATTTTAATATTAGGATTGGATTGAACTGCAGCAGTTGCCATAAATGTTCCATGATCAAATCCATTTTTAGAAATTAAATCCTTTGGCATTGATGCTGAACCTGGGCCCTCTTGGAAGTTTGTTCCATTTGGACACAAAGACCATTCAAGTAGGCATACCTCTCCAACAATTTTGCCTTGAAGAGAAGGAACTGATGTGTCAATTGCTGTATCTAGAATAGCTAGAACTGGTACGTCTGTGCCAGATGCCTGTGAAATTGCAACAGGTGATAGAAGTGATAAAGTAAGTACCGCCGTGATTAGTTTATTTTTCATATCCTAAGTATACTAAATACAGTAGGAATGTCAAGGCTTTTGCTTATACCATTTACCAGACTCTAAATCTGGTGGGGTTTTGCTCTCAATAATATCATTAACTAAGAATATTAACATGTCTGTAAGTGCGCTTAAGTCTTCTATTCTAGACTCAAGGTGCTTAATTTTTTTAGAGTTCCTCAATGTTGCTCCGATCTATAGGTGTTGGTGCTGTAGCAAGACTACCACAAGATAAACATTCCATATCTAAGAAATAGCTTGCTATCTCATATTCTGAGAAAACAACCTTAACTAGCCAAACTTGAGACCCACATGGGCAAACATGGGTGGGAGTTCCTCTTAGATCTATAGCCTTATCATAATCAACTGGTGGAATATACCTAGGGTCATTTTGGGCTATTACGTTTAGCATGTCATGAACAGCCTCTTCATACTTATCTATGTAGTATACGCCAACTTTAAACCTTTTAAAAAAAAGAAACAAGAAGAGTAGAGTTAGTGATACTGCAATTGACATTGAAACTGCTAGGGCTATCTTCATAGATAAATTATACCTTAAACTTGGATATATGTATAGGGTGGTGCTACGCTCATATTAAATGCTGTTGCTGCTTCTAGTGCAAGTTTAAGTCTAAGCTTAGGGTTCTTTTGATTTTTAGTTGCATGTAATGCCCCTAATGCTATCTGCCCGCCACTTCCTTCTGCCATATAATTAACTATATTTTCTCCAACATGGAAGTCCTCATCTATAGTAAAGATTCTTCCTTCTACTCCTACTATAAATATTCCACCAGTATCTTCTTCTGATGAAGATCCAATACTTCCGTACCCATGATCCTTGAAAGCAGCCTTAACTGAGTCAACAAACTTAGTCCTCATAAATTTATCTAGCCCAGAGTTTGTTTTTGTTGGAGTGTATTTTGGTGGGGTCCACATATATTGTAAAATTTGGCCCATTCTAAATGAATCTGTAAACGCTATGCCGTATTGACCTACCTTAAAGCACTTAGGTTCTTTTCTTGAGAGTATCCATCCAGTTTTATCATCTGAAGCCGCATGGTCGGAACCCATATAAACGGTCCCACCTTGGGCAATAGCAACTATACATGTCATGCTTTCAGTATACTATTTTAAAAATTCTTTGTCTATTCTTCTATTAAATCCATATCAATATGCATATCCATATGCTCTATTTTTGATAAAGACCTGTCTAGGTCTGCCTTAACTGATATTAGCTCCTGAAGGGCTTCGTAGTATTTTTGCTTCCATTCATCTAAATCTTTTTCTAATTTATATAGCTTGATTTGAAGATCTTTTAGCTCTAAAAGCAGCCCATCGTGAAGTTTTTCGGCTTTCCTAATTTGTTCTTTTTTCTTTTCTCTTTTATAATTAAAAAGTACGCCAACTAAACCGCTGGAAACAGAGGCAATTATTGTTATAATTATCTGAGTATTATTAAACATTATTACATAATTATACCCTAATTAGACTAATAATTCAGAAGCTTTTATATCTTCTCCGTGGTATCTTTTCTTAGAAATATAGTCTTTTACTGTGTCGTGTCCGTATTGTCTTCCAGTAAGAATAACAACCCACCTTGGCTCAAGCTTATTTGAAATACATGTCTCACATAACAAAAGATTTATTGGTAAAAGGGTAGACTTTTTTAGTGAAAGGCTAGCCTTAGTCTTGTTACAAGAATAACATAAAACTTTTTCCATTAGTTCTCTCCATAATTATTAATTATAATTTCATCTGAAATGATAAAATCGCTATTGTCAAATGGCTCTACGACTTCCTCGAAGCCGTCATGATACCTTATTGTAGACATAAATGCTCCCTCAGACACTATTACGCCATACTTTTGTTCTGGGATGATGAATACTTTTGTTGCAAGTTCATCTCGTTCTTCCACCTGGCTTTCCCTCCAACTCGACTCGTACCCCATATGATTCTAGGATCCTTTTAACCATTTCGATATAATCTATAACTCTCATTCTCATACTGCCATCGTACTGTGAAAAATTGTTTTCATATAACCTTATTGCTAAAAATTCAGGATACTTTACTATATCCATCTGTAAGTCGTGTGCAGGGCTTTTAAGCTCTCTTACTTTTTGTGCCATTTCTTTTGTATAAAAAACTGGTTTATTTGCTTCTCCAGTCCATTCATTAATACCATATTTAAAGTGATCTTTATCTTTATTTATAAAGTTAGCCATTTAAACACCATGCTTTTTCTTTAATGTTCTTACTACTTCTTTTGTTTTGTGAGAATTTTTTGATTTATCTGGGCTGCCAGCACTTAGATAAACTCCTCCCCAAACTCCGTAGTTGTCTGACTCAGTCCCATAGCTATAACACATTGCTATTACTGGACAAGAAATGCATGCCTGATCGATACTTTTTGCTATGTTTACATCCGATTCATACAACTCAAAAAATAAATTAGTATCCATGCCTAAGCACAGAGCAAGGTCTTTCCATTCAAAATTATCTTCGTCTATACCTAGACTATTTAAAAAATTTGACATATTTTAATGGCACTTTCCAAACTCCATCATTATTGACTGAAAATTTTTCTGCCACTCCCCAACTACCCTTAAACATTCCTTTTGAGCTTGTAAATCCAGAGTTATCTTTTTGCCAAACAACTAAAGAATAGTTGTCCCAGAATGCATTAACATTCTTGTATTTATTTTTTTTAATTAGAACTTCTACACCAAGCTCTGTTAAGTTTAACAATATACTTCCTGTTCGGTACCCATAGTCGGATTTGAACCGACACTCCATTGTTGGAGGCAAATTTTAAGTCTGCTGCGTCTGCCGATTCCGCCATACGGGCATTGTGCTAATTACTATTATACTAGTACAAATTGGACATGTCAACTGTTTTTAGAGACTTTTATTATCTTTACGCTTTTTATTTCATCGTCTACATTAAATATATCAGAGATGTAGTCTTTAGCATCATCTTCTGAAAAAGCATCTACTGTAGCCAAAACCTCTATTTTAACAGAATATTGGTTCATTTATTTAGAAACTGTATATCCATTTTTAGTTAGAAGATCGATGGCAGCCTTTACTTTAGGGTCTACCTTTGCTGGTAGCTTTTGTGATGTGGATGGCTTTGATGCAGGCTTAGCTTCAGCTTTTGTTGCCCCGCTAAACTTTGGTCTTCCAAAGCCTACGATAGAAATCAGCACACCAGCCTTGTTCTTTTTATATGCACGAAGTTGTTTGCAAACTTCTCCGCCATTTCTTTGGCTTCCAGACTTCTTTGAAGACGTATTTCCTTCAATGCACCAAACAGTGCCGTCTTCATTGTCTTTTACAACAATTCCAACGTGCGAAATCCTATCGACACCATCTGAGGGGAAATCAAAATAGGCTATATCTCCTGGTTCTGGATCTGCAATATCTACATCAATCCATGAGCCAGCTTTCTTAAATGCTGCTGCTCCGCCTGGAGTATAAACAGTGTTAGGAATCTTTACGCCACTTTCCGACCCACACCAATTTACGAAACTTCCGCACCATGGTTGGAAGTTAGCTTTCATAAAAGCACCGTACTTAGTTTCGTTATCCTTTGGGCCTTCAATAGTCCCAATCTCTGCTGTAGCAACTTCTATTAAACGTGCTGCTGTACCTTGATCTGCCATTAGTCTTTATCCCAATCTGTATCAACTGGCTGCTCTTCTGGCATTTGTCCGTCTGGCTTAGCTGCCAATCGAGCTGCTGTTGCATCAATTTCTGCTTCAAGCTTTTTGTCAGCCTGTGTATTTTTTGCATCTACTTCTTTGTTTGCTATCTGTGCTGCCATAATGTCTTTAGCACCTGAGTTGCCAATTAAAATTCCTGCAAGTGTTCCTGTAATAAATGTTGCAATACTACCTAATACATTAAAGAACATCTTGTCATTCTCTGACTGAGCTCCAATAGGTTGTGTCACAAACAACAGCCCGTAAATAATTCCAAGAGCCGTCATGAAAAGAATGCTTCCAAGAGTTATTCCTAGAATAAACTTTAAACGAGCATCTAAATCTGCGGGCGTTAGTTTTTCTTTAGCCATTTGTTATTTCCTGTTCTGGTGTAGTAGGTGTAATTTTTATTACATCTTTTGTACAAGTCTGTGAGGCTTCACATTCTGGAGGAGTACATTCTGCAATTTCCCAATTTTTAGGATCTTGACATGGGTAGCGATATCTATTTAAAGAGTCGCACCCAGTTAATGATAGCATTAATAACCCAGATAGGGCAATAGTGATTAATTTCCTCATATGACTATTATACCCTATTGCTCGTCTTTTCTTAAAGGTATGGTTAGCAGCCATATTGCAGTAGCAATTACTGTGGCAACACCAACGACTTGCTGGGCTGATCCTGTTAGGGTAAGCCATGCAATAAAAAATCCAAGCAGGGTAAATACCTGGGCAATACTCTCTTTAATTACTTCCCAAATATAGTTAACTATAGCTTTGATTATTTTCATTATATCCTCCTTGTCATGGCCGCTGCCACAATATTTGATGCGATAATTACTGGTACAACAACCTCTTGAGCCTTCTCTCTTTGGTCATCAGTCATATCTTTGCCCCATTCTGATGGATTTAACACCTTACTAAAATCTATGTCTGTAAATGCTCCTATTGGATCCGCCAAAAATGCTTCTGTTTGCACCTCTGTTGTTGCGTCCGCTAAAGTATATGGCATGCTTGCATCTCCTGCAGACTCTGCTCTAGACTCAAACTCAACAAATGCCTGTGCAAGCTCTGGGTTGCTTTTCATAGCCTCTGCAACTTGAGCAACATCTGAAGCCTTAATTCCTAGAGTTTCTGCAACTTCGGCCTTTGCCTCTTGAGTTAAAGCCTGTAGAGTTTGACTAACTGCAGATATTTGTTCTGGAGATAATACAACTAATTTATTGTCTTTGCTTGTAAGATTTGCAATAACATTAGAAAGATCTTCTTCGGTTCCGCTTCCCTTTTCAGGAACCAAGGCTGCTAGAACTTCATCTTTAATTTCAACATTATCTGTAGGCTCAGGTGTGGGCTCGTCTGTAGGCTCAGGTGTGGGCTCGTCTGTAGGCTCAGGTGTGGGCTCGTCTGTAGGCTCAGGTGTGGG